ATTACTAGTCTTTTACTCCATTCAATGTTTAGTTCATTAAATACAAATTTAGACTTATCATCTTCTGGATTGTCGTACTTCGTTCTTCTGTCATGCGAATCTACGTTTCTTGCAACAAAAAAGTTTAACACGCCTTCTGCGTCAAACGATGGCATGATTATCCTTCGTTTCCACCTTTGATCAAAAGACATACCCAACTTATAGTGCCAAACGTCACGCAAATTGATATTTCTGCTTGACAAATAAGACCATGCTGCTTTAACGTCAGGATGACCTTGATTCATTTCAACCAAAAGTCTAAAATCAGAAGGGAGAGGCGTTACTTTTTCTAGATCTGGGATTTCTGTTTCTTTTGATTTTTTCAAAGAATCAGGAATGAATTCAGACTTATAACGTTGTAACTGAGAAATCGTTCCGTACTTTCTGATCAACGGAGCAAGAGAGTATGCTCTCCACCCACACGTCCAACAGTGATGTGCGTCATCTTCTACACGAATTGCAAGTTTCCTCTTGTTTAGATCAGATGGTGCACAAATAGGACATCGAACGCTAAAATTACGACCGTTTGTTGCCAAGACGCCTTTACCAAAAACGCTTTCGATAAAAGCTAACTTACCAGAAATCGTGTACATCAATGCAACTTTAAGTTGTCATGACGTGATGTTCATCTTACGTTTGAAGCTGAACTTAATTCAACATTACTCCTGAAATGAAACATGACAGGTACCTTGATTCCTAGTTCTTTTGCAATTGCAAGCCTGTGATTACCTTCACCAACTTTAACCACACCATTTTTTCCAATCTCAACGTGGGCAGGATCTCTTGTTTTCCAACCTGATTTCATTTTTTCGACCATTGCATTCCATTTGTTGAGTCCCACGTTTTCGTTTTCATCAGGCACAAAATTCCACTTGTCTGAAAACTTATTTCCGGAAGTTGAAATGACTTCCTCGCCTTCAGCGGTCTTTGCAGACCAATCATATTCTCTATATCGCCAAAGTTCTTCAGGAGAGAAATATGCGTGATATGAATCCTCATCATACGGTTTCAACCCGTCTTTAGCCCATGCGTCTTTGATATCTTCAATTGTAGGAGGATCATTTGGATCTATTGAATAATACCCTCTATGGCCCACGATTTTTGGTGATGATTCCTGAATGACATGTTTGATGAAATTTTTCAACAGATTTTTCATGGATTTAATTATCTTTCGTTAGCAAAGTTGCTTTAGCAATGACATAAGCGTCAGTCGCATCTCTTGACCATTCTACGTCTTTGCCGTTTTTCTTTTTAGGCCAATCAACATGTTTCAGGTCATTTTCAGACATGTATTTGAAAACCTGTTCTTTACCACTCATGCCAGCAATTGAGGTTCTTTGCATTTTTATCCCACACAGTTTTCTTGCATGTGCAGAAGAAACATAGGTGGGATCTGTGTCAAAGATTTTTCTGCCAATGTAACTTACAATTCCATTGAACCTCATCAACGTCGTGATTGTCATGGCCGATGACATTCCCTTTTGAAACCCAAGCAAAGGTTCTTCTAGGGACATTTTCCAAGATACGTCAGGATAATTTTCTTTGATGGATTGAAAAAAATCTGAAATCCTGTCAGCTTTTTTCCACAGCGTATCAGCACCTTTGAATTCTACCCTGTCCAAAAATAGGATGTGAGATCCGTCAACCAACGTTGTAGACTCTGGGTCTAAAATACAAACGCCAGTAATTGACGTTGAAACGTCCAGTCCAATTATCAATTTTTTCATAGATTGAATTATGGACAAGAACACACACAGTAAAATTGTAAATTAAAGTATGCCTAATTCTTTAAGCTCAATCTCTGTGATTATTCTGAGAGTGAATCCGTGCACACCGCACCACTCTGAGGCTGCAGCTAACTTCTTCTTGACAACAACCTGATCAAGTCTTTTTTTTGGTTTGATTTCTATGATCTCAACCAAACCATCGGCATATTCAACTTTAAAATCTGGATAGTATTTTCTGTACTTAGCAGTTCTCTTGTTACTAAGGTAATCTATCGTTATTGATTCATACGACCATGACGTGACTGTTTCTGTTTCGTCAAGATATTTCATGAATTTTTCTTCCCAGCCGGATCGAAACTTGCAGTCCTGTCCCGTCTTTGTTGAAACGTAAGATCCTTTGTGATAATGTGATCTTCGGCGACGCGACTTTTTTTTGACAGTTGTTTTCATACGTCAAACGTGACCTTGAACATGATCCTGTCGCCGTGACGCTTCACTATTGGTTGTGCCAACTGTGACTTTGCGACAACGTTCAAGTTTTCATCATGAAAATTCAATCCAGTGATGTACACAAAGTACGGATCATTATCAGTCTTTATTCCTGATGCAGGTAGCTGTTTGTAAGTTGGATTTGAACTTGAGTTCAACATGTTTTGAGGTGCAATAACTTCAACTTTTAACGTATGAATGTTTTGTTCACCTTTGAATGAAACATAAAATCCATCTTTTCCATAGAAGTACAAGTGTGGATTTTTAATCACAACAATCCCTTCGTTGTAATAAATGTTTCCACAACTGTTCCATGTCGACGCAGGTGTAAGACTGTCTGCACGATAAATGTTACCCATTCCATCATCTTTAAGCGTGATTCCGATATGACCGCCTGACCCTGTAATGTTATAATCACTTATGACAAAACTTCCGGGTTTTATTTGCTTTCCATAATAAAGATTGCTTATATCAAAAAACGTCACCTGATTGGATGAAGGATCTTTTGTTCTTTGATAAATGGTGAGTGGTGCATCTACCTGAACCCCTGGATCATATACATCGTTATAGATGTCTGAATCTGTGTTTCTTTGATAGTTGATGAACGCAGGTCCCGGTTCAGTGTTGGGGTTTTCCGGCGTAAATCCTATCAATGAATTTGTAAATTCGTCACCTGACACCAAAGAAGTGCCTTCAACATCGTTAAAAGATGACCCAAAGATCAAAGACGACGTTGACAACAGGTTGTCAAGGTTCACAAAACTTAAATCTTCTACGTTGTCATCACCGACAAATTTTGATTTTTTTGATTCAAGGGCAATAAGCGAATAATTCGGTAAAAATCCACCATCATCACAAGGTAAAATCAACAAATTTCTTCTTCTGACAAATGGATCATCGTACAAAATATCATTGGCTGATCTTGCATCGGTCGTATCTGTGATGATCGTTCCAGACATGTGATGTAATCTTGGGTATGTATCGTTAGCAAAGTCCCTAACGTAATTTTCTGCATTGATGAAATGTCCATTTACCCCAAAAGACATTGCAACGTTAAATGGATCATTCGTTGATCCATTAATTTCAAAGAAAGGAGTTTGAGGTACGCCTCCTGTACCGTTGACGTTTTGTCTAAACGGAGATTCTTCTACAAAGAAAGGAGGTATGTAAAGAGCGATTCTATCGTCAAGAGATACAGGTCCCATTGAAGAAGAAACATTAATGTCTTCATCTGACATGTAATATTGCTTAATGCAAACGTCATGCAACTCTGCGTTCAAAGGATGTCTAAAAGAATATGAAGAAGGCTCTTCAATCCCAGTGTCTGGATTTAATATCATTAATCCATCTCTTGTCGATGGATCATTTGCAAAAAAATTAGATTGTGCTGATGTTCCTTGATTTTTTCCTTCCCAAAAATTTCCTATGCAAAGTACGTCAGGGGAAGAAAGGCTGGTTAAAAGTTTTGGTGCAATCGTTCCAGAAGGAATAACAAAAAATCCCTTGTCTACCCCGTCAATATTAAAACTTCCCGTACCTTCATTGATTAAGTTTGTACCCCATCTAATGACTACGTGATGCCACTTATTCCACGATAGGGAATTATCGTCTGACCTAAAAACAAGATCAGAAGGATACGGCCCTGATTGTGCCAGAGACGGAGCAATGTCTGCACTATGACTTAGTTGTAATTGTAATCTAAATGCTGAAGAACGACCGTTTTCGTCCTTTGCAGAGCCTGTTATGAGAGAAACTGCATAACTTGAAGACAAGTGAAAAATTGTTCCTGCCTTAAATTTTCCATCAACGTTGTCTTGTTTGTACCTTGGATTTATATAAAAATCGAAAGAAAATGCACCACTTAAACTATATGAACCCGTAACATAACCATCATGAATTCGATTTGCAGGACCTGCAACGTTGGGATACAAAAGTGCAGAACTGTCAGGGACTTTTGAAGAGGTAAAAAAATTCAACGTATTGTAATTTGTATAACCCCAATGTGCAGTAGGATATGTTACTCTATAATAAGTGTTTAATACATCTTTAACAATAAGTTTTCTAATGGTGTTAGACGTAAAATCAACCGACGGTGTGAACCTTATAATGTCTAAAGTTTTATACTTTCTGGCTGATGTACCTTGTTTATTGACCTTGTCAAGATATTCTTCAAGCAAAGAATGAAATTTTGCATCGTAACTTGAGGCATTAGTTGGATCTGTACTTGCATAATATTTGTTAGAATTTGCAAGTCCATTTAATTGAGTCAAATAACTGTTTAAATCTTCATCATTATATGTGGTATCAATAAATGCCGGGAGAGGCGCCATTTCCTTTTCTCTAAGACTTCTCCTGGCAAAAACGTAAACAGATCCTTCTACTCCTGAAGATGATGATGAATAAGTTCGTGAAGGGTTTGTCGTTACGCTAAACGTTTCTATGTCGCCTGGGTTGACTTTGATAATGGACATCGTCCGGGACCTTTATCGTAACTATGTTAATCTCAAACATGGCAAACGGTGCAGCTGCGTAAAACAGCTGCAATCATTAACAATTGACATTAAAAATCTAATCTAATTCGAAGGGTTAAATCTC